ATGAACAGAAGTCAATTAATCAATGAATTAGCGACAAAAACAAATCTCAATAAACGGGATATAACAACCATTCTCGATGCTTTTACTGAAATGGTTGCAGAAAAAACAAAGGCAGGCGACCGTGTTTTCATTCCCGGTTTCGGTTCATTCAAACCACGTCTGCAAACAAGCCGTCCGGCAAGAAACCCCAGAAACGGGGATGTGATTCAACTCACACCGCGAACGATTGTACATTTCAAATGTGCTTCTCTCTTGATAGAGAAGATGAACGAAAAATAAATGAAAAAAAGGGCTTATTTCAAAATAAGTCCTTTTTTTATTACGATTTGTCATACTTATCGATTAAAAAGTATCTTTGCAGCCACAGAGTAGCATGAAAAGGAAATTATGACTGAACAAGAGATCAGAAGATATTTACGACAAATGAAGGAAGAGGACTCCCAAACTGCCTTGCAGAAATTCTATGATCTATGCTTTGATCGTTTTTTCCGTATTGCTTATTACTATCTGAAACAGGAAGAATGGGCGCAGGAAGTCGTACTCGACGTATTCATGAAAATCTGGGAAAAGCGGGAGTCATTACAAACGATAGTCAATCTGGAAGATTACTTCTTTATCACAGTAAAAAATGCTGCACTGAATTATCTGGCAAAAGAAGAACGGCAAAAACAGATTACCGAGATAATAGCCGATAAGATAGCCGACCAGGAAAATTCACCGGAAGAAATCCTTATCAACGAAGAACTTTTTTCCCACTATGTCAAAGCACTGGACCGTCTACCGGAAAAATGCCGGGAGATATTTATTCGCATACGGGAAGAAAAACAAAGTATAGGGGGCAATACGATAAGTAAAACTGATATCCTATGAAAAATAGAGCTATAGTAAAGAATATCAACAAATTACACTTGTGTAAAAAGAGAGACAGTTTCAATACGAAAAGTAAAATAGGTTGAAGTTGGTTGAACTGGATTTGAAAAATCGGGTGAGTTAGGATCGTTTTTTTGAGGTGGATTTGAATTGAGGGTTAATAAAGAGTGAAAATTGAATGGGATTTGGGCAATTTAGGGAGTGTGTGGAGATCGTTTAAAGGTACAAGAAAGATTAATCGATGAAATAGGATAAGTGCGGCAGGAGGCTTTAAAACAGCTTCCTTTTTTTGTGGGTGTTTGTGAAGTTTATTTATAATAATACTTCCAAATAATAATTATTTGGTATATTTGCAGTATAAAATATACCAAAGAGGTTATGACAAAGGTAATCCATGTACATCTGATTTTTGAGAAGAAGAACTACTATTTCGGGTCGATTTCGGCTATTTTCAACACGCTTTCGGAGGAGGAAGTGGGGATCACGAAGAACAGCCTACTGCACGCCGGTATGGTGGACGGAAGCTGTAAAATCACCCGAAGGGCGATGATCATCCAATCTCACTTGATACGTGGTGGTAAGTAGCTGTTTTATTGGTATTTGAGCAGTATTTATGCAATGTTTCCATTTTGGGGCGACATTTCAAGTTGTGATAGGCTTGGGTGCCGCCTTTTTTGTGCTCAAAAGTACGTTTTTTGAAACTTAGAGGGACACTTAGAGAGACACTTAGAGGGACATTTCTACATAGTTTTTTGACATGTTCAATACCACATCGGTGGTTAATTATTGTTAATATTGGACGTTTTGCGGGTTTTCGTGTACCCTTATTTCCGGGTGCTAGATGGGCAACTAAATGTAGTGTGTTATAAATCAGCTATTTATGTAGGAATGTCAGGCTTTTTTGCTATATTTGTGACATGGAAAGCCTGTTTGGAGGGCGTTTCATTCATATTATATACTTTTTTGCAGCATGAAAAAGATAAAACAAAGTTTGAAGTTTGCACTGGCCTTTGATGTCATAGACGAAGCTGGTAATAGTGTACTGGAAGGGGATCGGATGAACGCCGTATTGGTGAATATGGAAGGAATGTTCCCCAAATCGGAGCAAACTTGGGGAATCCCTAACCTGCTGGGGCTTTATGCAAAACATTTCGCCTCAATGCCTGAGTTTAAAGCCTATTTCCCTTGGTATGTTTCTCGTATAAAGGATGCAAAAGAGCCAAGCAATAATAACGCTCATAAATCTCCTGACACTCCTTTTGTATATGACTTTGGGAGCATGTTATTCGTGCGTCCAAATAAACAACCCCATTTCTCCGTAGAGGATAGTATTCCAACAGGATTTCCTCTGTAGGGTATTTTTCTGATAATTCGAGGAGCTTTTCGGGAAACATTTCCCAATGATCCTGTACATTTCCATTTCGGATGATTATATAGCGAATCTAACGGAGCATATCGTTTATTATATCAATACTGGTGTGACCTATCTTGTAGAATAAATTCAAAGTCGCTAATTAATAAAATGATTATATAAGACAAAGTAACTGTATAATCGGAATATTACTTTCTATATGGTTTAAAAGATTTATCATATCAGATTCATACTTCTTATTTAAGCAAACAAGATTCATTTGACTTAAATAATCATTCAATAGTTTTACTCCTTCAGTAGTTTGAATTAAATGATCGTACATTTTATCTTTAGTCCAAGATTTTTTCAAGTCAATGCCGTTAGCTGTGGCTTCATCTAATAATTCTTGCTTCGTTAATTTGTTTACTACATATCTTAGATCTGTTGATTCTACTAAAATATCCATAGATTTTAGTTTATTCAAGCATTTTTCTTCATTAATACCAAAACTTCTTGTCGCATAATAAGATTCACCTTCCCATACACCTATATTTGTTCGATATGTATAGTCATATAAAAGATATGCCCTTTCCCCTAATCCTAAGCTTTTTACTTTTTCATAAAAATCAGTTTTAGGTTGGTAATAATTGAAATTCAATATGTCCTTTTGTATATACATTTGGTCCTCATACCAATTATTTGCTTCTTTTGTCCATTTTAGCCAAAAATTGTATTTGTCAATTAATTGATCTATCATAGGACCTTCATTGTAATTGTAAATACCTAAAGAATAATAAAGAATATGATTGTCGGAATGGGAACAGTCTGTCCAGACAAACCTTCTATCAGTTGAATTTGTATTATAATTTAACGATAAAAACGCCTTAAAATCAAGATACATATTTTTTTCAGATATAAAACATTGATCTATATCCATGGATAGAATATCATAGATTGTTTCCTTAAAAGAAATCTCCTTCCTTTTAGATTCCAAATTAATAAAATGCTCGTACTCCATTGGGAGCATATGCCCTTTTAAGAAACTTCTAACTTTATTGTTTTTCGTAAATTCAATTTTATCATCATCTTCGTCTTCAACTACTTCAAAACCATATTTTCTTAAAATAGATTCTCCATATCTTTTTATTTCTGAATCTACACAACTATATGTATGACCGTATAATGCTTCAAAATCGTCTCTTCCGTAATATTCTAAAAAAGAGATTAGGGTTTCGGTATCCATTGAAGAAATAAGTTCTTTAATAAATAGGGAAAAATCCATTGACGGCATATTAGACTCATAACCTTTTCTATACAATGGAAAGCTTTGTTTCCCAAATTCTTCGCATTCTTTTACTAAACAGGCTATTTTCTTATTTTGAAAATAGTCTTTTTTAAGAGAATTAAAGATCTCATCATTTCTCCTTCCACTCCCTTCTGTTACCTCAATATGTATATTTTTAATTATCTCATTTGCTATTCTTTCATTTAGTTCTTTTTCCTTGACTTCTTCTTGAACTTTCTGTGTGATACTTTCATTCGTTGCTTTCTTTTTATAGTTGAAAACAACACACAATGCAATCACAATGAGTATTATAAATACAACTTCCATATTATATCTGTTTTAAATCATCGTATTCTTTCGTATGCTGAATTTCACTAATCCCAGGGCGTTAATGCTTTTGATAGGGATGTCCATAGGATCGTGGTGGGTGTTGTAGCTGACCAATTTGACAAATTCGTCCTTCTCCGATCGGTTGATGTATTTGACGGCTAAGAAATCGTCGCCGTCCAGATCGAACGAGACCAAGTACATCTCACCGAAAATCACATAGTCCAAGTTATAGATCTCTTTATAGGCGATGATGTCACCCGATTTCAACAGAGGGTACATGCTATCTCCATTGACATAGACTGCTCCGTCGCATTTGGGGATATCGGGTATCATGATCTCTCCCAAGATGTTCTGGTCTTTGTTGTCGAACAGCGTTTTCAGGTTGGCGGCTGCTGCGACATCGTATAATTTGATGGCTTGCTGGTGGATTTTCTTCTCTGCCGTCTTCGGGTGGTGAAGAATCTGGATTTCGGGCAAATCTGCCCTTTTCCCCTCTTCCTTGTCGCTCATCAGCACCACTCCCTCACTTTTTAGCATGGAGCCGCGACCGGTAATCAACCAATCTGTATTGATTTCAAACTTATTTGAAATATCATATATAATGTCATAAGAAGGTTTGGCTCCACTTTCTCTAAATAATCTGGAAATCTTTTCAGAACTCTTGTACCCAAGTATTTTAGACAGGGTTAGGCTATTGATTGAATAATAAGACATTAGCTCTTTTATTCGAGATACAACATCATTGCTCATAATATATAATTTCAAATTAGTTTGTAATTTATTCCCGGAAGTCTTGCTTTATTTCAAAGATGTTTGTAATATTGCACCATCGTTACTGATGTAACGCAGGCTGTAAAGATAAACATTAATCATTAAATATTGAATATGGCAAAGATTTTAGCAGACACAGAAATCAGAAAGAAGCTGGAAGAGATCTTCCAGTGCAGTCGCAAAACGGTCAGCGAAGCATTGAATTGCCGGTCTGATTCGGAATTGGCAAAGAAGATCCGGGCGATGGCGATCAAATTGGGCGGATCGGTGAAGAAGGAAGAACATGTAACAATCATTAAATGATATTCAAAATGAAGAAAAGCGTAGCGGTGATCTCCAGCCCTGAATTTGGAGTAATAAGAAATGTAGTGATAGATGGCGAACCTCTGTTTGTTGCTAAAGATGTATGTGAGGTTTTAGACATTAAATTTTACCGTGATGTGGTAGCAAGGTTGGACGACGATGAAAAAGGGGGTAGTGTTATAGTCGACACCCCCGGAGGGAAACAATCAATGACAACGGTTAACGAATCCGGATTATACCACCTGATCTTCCAGTCTCGCAAGCCTGAAGCAAAAGCCTTCCGTAAATGGGTAACCGGCGAGGTACTCCCAAACATCCGCAAGCATGGGTTCTATATGACTCCAGAGGTTGCCATGAGTGCGAAGAACTTAAAACGCCTGCGTAAGCAGATGTTGGAACAGATGCGGAAATACCTGATTGAAGACGACCTCAGGAAATGTGCCCGCAAGTTTGGCACACCGATCCGGAGCGTGCGCAGCGTACTGCATGGGGAATATGACGACAACGAGATGATGGCCTTCCTGCAAGCGAAGGCGTTGGAGAACCGCGAGAAATGGTTTGATGCTTACGGCAACGGTCGGATGATGGAAGTGCTGAACGCATTGACAGGAAAATGATCATTATTCAATCAACAATCAAATAGTATTCAAAATGGAAATAGCAAAAGACAAAGAAAGAATCGTGATAGCTGTACGCTGCACGAGGGATGAGATTAGTGACGCAATCACTGTACTCGAAGCATTACGTAAAGATATGCCGGTAGATAACCGTCCTCATTTTCCAAGATATATGCCTATTGATGCATTCTTGGAAAATATTCGGAGAAGAGGAGTTCCCGAAGAACTATGTGTCAACTTTTAAATCAAACAGAGATGACAGCTACAATAGACAGCAACACGATTTCCATCACGGCAAACAACACGGAGGAAGATATAAACAGGGCCATACAGATATTAATGACACTGCGAAACGAAAAACAGATCAAGGCTATCGAGGATTATTGGGCTGGGATTTGGAATGAATCCCAGAGAAGCAAACCGCACTTTTCCCCGGCTCATAACGGACACGGATATCAGAATACTGGTCGTCCATCAGACGAGCCAACGAACGAAGGAACAGATTGTAATCAACCAGCTGGTCGATCGTTCGTGCATGAGCTTCAAAATAAAGAGAAACTATCGGTTGTCGAATTCCCTTCATCTCGTGAATCTCATCCTCATACTGGTCGAATATCTCTGAAGTCACGTTTAGCCCAATTTCAGATGTGAGTGGCGTAAGCAGGTTCAACAAGTGTTTTTGCGCCCTTTCAGCGAGATCAAAGGATTCTCCTGAAGATAGATAAGCGCGAATATAAGCACGAAAAAGAAAAGATTTTAATTCAGTCATAATAATTGATTTTTAGTGTTCACCTACAAAGGTAGGCAATTTAACCGAGACCTCTGACTATTCCGGCCAGGAAAGCCAACGACTTGCAACTACCGGAGCGAGACCGGGGACGGGAACGATTGATAATAAAAAAACAAATATAAAGATGGAAACAAAGGAAAGAATCGACTACAAGGCATTATGCCAGGCACCGTTTGACATGGATTCCGAATATGAGGCAAACTTCAAGATGCTGGTGTATACCGGAAAGAAAGAAGAGGAACGCCCGGTGTTCCGGGTGGTGATCGCCAAGGGCGAGTGCAAGGTGTGTATCGGAGCGGCTGGTAAAGAGTTTTGGGGTATTATCGGACTGGATCCGGAGACGGGCGAGAACCAGTGGTATAATTACAACGACTGCGTGTCGCTGGAGAACTGGGCGGTATTGGACCGGCTGCTGGCAAACCGGTTTGGATGGATGGAACTGACTGATCCGTCTTTGGTCGTAGAAACGAGACTGTTGGCAAAGACACAATTGACGGAAGGCAAGTGACATGAAAGGCAGGATAATACTTTACGGATGGGTGGCCAGCCTTCCGGTTATGTTGATCGGTCTGATCTTGATGGCTTGGGCAATGGAGACGGGTGATCCCTGTTTTTTTGCAGGGCTGGCAATGTTTATGTCGTTTGTGGTCTTCAGCCTGCTGGCGATCAAGTATCAAAAAGAAGTGGATGAAGCTGTCACCGAGTTCGACCGGTGGTTCGACCGGACGTTCGGAGACGAAAGATAAACAATCAAAGATGGTTAGGTAAAGATTGGTTTAGATTGATTCGGTACGCGGCCCGCGGTACGAGGGTGGTATCCCGGATAGCTCAGTCAGGCAGAGCACGGCGTCGGCAAAGTCCGGCGCTATGGTGTCCCAGGTTTGAATCCTGGTCCGGGAACAGATATAAATAAACAAGCAAACAAAATGCCTCACGAATGGAATAACATATTGGTGGTAACGAAGGATGAGCTGATTCCGGAGTTCTTCCCTTCTTGGGAGGCCTTGCGGAAGAGGCTCGCACGGGATGAGAAGAAAAACTTCGGCTTGCGCCGTGCCCGTCAAGGGAAAGGGAAGGGAAACGAAGTGTTGATTGCCTTTGACAGCCTGCCCGAAGAGTGGCGGGGGCAATTGGGTGATCCGCGTCAAAAGGATTGTTCGATGGAAAAGTATTTCTGGGAAGATGCCGATGCGGTAGCATTCTTCAGCTCCGTGCGCCCCGGCAAGTATGGCAATTTGGACGTTGAGAAGCAACACGAATACGTGCTAAACGCCAGCGTACTCCGTGCCGCTATCCGGTGGCGTGCCGCCCACTATGAGAAATGTATTCAAATGAATGAATCATTCAAGAACACCTACAAAGTTTTGGCCGTTGCACTGGAAAACTTTAACGCAGTGCGCAAAGGTCGCAATCTCCCCCAGTTCAACCTCCCCTCCAACCCGCTCTCCTTGAAGCGCAAGATCGAACGCTTCGAAGCAGAAAGCTACGGGTCTTTGCTGAAAGGTTACAATAACAATAACCGGGGCAAATCGTATGAGCAGACCTACGACCTGTTGGAAAGCATGTATGCCCATCAGGAGTTCAAACCGACACCTGCCGAGATCAGCCGCCAGTTGGCAGGCTTCATCTCCGGCTATGTGGAGGTGATCAACCGGGAGACCGGTGAAGTATACGACCCGAAAGAGTTCCGCCAGGTATCCGATCGCGCCATCAGGATGTTCCTGAACTCATGGGGAAGCTCCTCTGCCACTTCGCGTAAGCGTACAGGCAACCGCCAGTTGCGCCTTGCAGCTTTTGTTCCCTCCGAAAAATTGAAACACCCCGACTATGCCGGAGAAGTGATCTCCGTGGATGACCGCCAGCCGCCGTTCGAGTATGCCAAAGGAGAACGTATGTGGTTCTACCTGGGTGTCGACCTGGGTAGCGAAGCGATCACGGTCTGGGTACATGGGACGGATAAGAAAGGGATCATTCTTGACTTCTACCGCCAGATGGTGCGCAATTATGCCGAATGGGGACTACCGCTACCGGCAGAAATCGAGTGTGAAAGCAATCTGAACGCTGACTACCGCGATACGTTCCTGCGCGAAGGGGCTGTCTTTGGCCGGGTGCGTATCGAGGCCAACAACGCCCGCGCCAAGCGGTGCGAAGGATACTGGAGGCAGATGCGCTACGGGTTGGAGAAGAAACACCCCGAGTGGATTGCCCGTCCCTTCGCCCGTAGCGAGTCCAACCAGGCTGGTGCGCAAAAAACGAAGCTCGTGCCTTACGACAAACTGGTGGAGCAGGGTTTGCGTGACATCGAAACCTGGAACAATATGCCTTGCACCATCAGTGATAAAAAAGAAAGCCGCTGGAAGTTCTTCCTGAACCACCAGCACCCGGCTAACAACCGTCCTATCCCATACCGTACCCTCCTGCCTTCCCTTGGTTACAAGACGAAAAGCACGGTCAGCATGGCAGGGCAGGTACGCTTTAGAAAGTCGGTTTTCCTCTTGGCGGACGAAGGCGAGATCGCTACGGGCAAGAAACTGATCGGCTTCATGCAGGTACTTGCCGGGAAGTCGGTCGATATCTACTGGTTGGACGGCAACGACGGCGAATGCCTGGCGGCAGTGTGCAGCCTGAGCGGTATGAACCGTGTGGTGTGTGAACTGGTGGAACAGCCCGTAACCTCCCGAAGCAAGATTGGCGAGACAGAGGAACAAGCACGCAACCGCGAACTGTTTGCCCGTTACCGGGGTACGCTCGAAGGGTACAGCCAGCGACGCTACCACGAGATTGATAAGGTGGCCGTACTTGACCATCGCACCCCGGTTATCGCCAACGACTTCCGTATGCCCGGCCTGACTCGCTACGAGCCGGAGGAGGTGGAAGAGGTCGAAATCCTGGACGAAGGCGAAGCGATAAAGGAACCCGTTGCAATAGAATTTGAACCCGAATCGAACAGCGATCGAACCCGGTTTGTAAAGCCTTTGAAATATAGAATTTAACGGAAATATATTATAAAGCATAAACAAAATGATAGAACTGACAGACGAATTTAAAAAGAAAGTGCTTGCCGCCCTTGCCGAGGCACGCGAACGGTACGACGGCAGCGATGCAGGTTTCGCAAAGAAATATGATATCAATAAGAGCGTGTACAGCGAGATCAAAAAGGGAAAGGTCGACAAGAAGATCAATCCCGGCAAATGGCTGGAGCTGGGCCGGTCGCTCGGCGTGTCGCTTAACGAACGGAAATGGAACATGGCACGGACGGATGTGTACACCATGATCGAGGAAGATGTCGTATTCTGCAAGGAGTTCTCCAAATCAATGATGTTTGTGGATGAATGCGCCATTGGCAAAACCTATTCCGCACGCTACCTGTCACGCACGCTGAAAAACTGCTTCTATATCGATGCCACGCAATGCCGTCAGGAGCGCAGCCTGATCCGTGCCATAGCCAAGGCGGTTGGCGGCGAGTTGGACGGCACACTGGAGGAGGTAAAAGAATCGGCCAAATACATCCTGAACATCCTGCCGAGGCCCATTGTGATCATCGACGAAGCCGGGGCGTTGTCTTACTCCTCGCTGCTTCTCTTGCACGAGTTCTGGAACGGCACGCAAGACTGTTGCGGCTGGTACCTGATGGGGTCCGATGGGTTACGCACAAAGCTCCAAAAGGGCAAGGGAACTTCGCGCAAGCAATCCTATAAGGAACTGTTTTCGCGCTTCTCTTCGAAGTATAACCACATCGTTCCCGATGAACCGGGTGAACGTGAGCTGTTCTTCCGCAACCTGATCGGCACCGTCCTGTCGGTCAACATCAAGGACAAACACAAGATCAACAAGATCGTCAACCAGTGTCTCGCTACCGACAGTCAGGAGGCGGAAACCGGACTTCGCCGTGCCGAAACCCTGTTGATCCTAAACGAAGAATGATATGATGAGACGATTATCTGTATCCAACCTGAACGCGCAACGCTTCAAGTATATGCCTTTCTTAGGTGAATGGAAACGGATCCTGGGTGAACTGGAACGTACAGGCTGCTGGATCATCTACGGCAAGGAGAAGAACGGGAAGTCCACCTTCGCTCTGAAACTGGCGAAGTCGCTGGCAAAGATCGAGCCGGTGTTGTATATCTCTGCCGAAGAGGGAACGGGAAGCAGCTATACAAAGGCGGTCGCCCGTGCCGGTATCACCGAGTGCGACCGTAATTTCCACAGCTGGCCGTTCGTCTCTATTGCTGACCTCCGGCAGGAGATGAAGGAGAACCGTAAATGCGAACGGATCATCTTCATAGACAATCTGACGGTTTATACCGACATCAAGGCGGAGGACATTATCGCCCTGATACGCGATTTTCCCCGCACGCTCTTCATCTTCATCGCCCATGAAGATGACAAAGGTGAACCGCAAGGATCACCGGCAGTACGCGCCAAGCAGATGGCCTACGCCATTTTCCATGTGAAAGGGCTTACCGCATTCGCCACCGTGCGAGGAACAGGTGGTGAGCGTATCGACATCGATAAGGATACGGCCGATTTGGTGCATGGGGAGAGGAAGTTGACAATTGATAGTTAAAATTAAAAATAGTATGGCAATAACAAAAAAACAAACCAAGAAACGCGCTCCCTCGCATGCCCTGTTCTGGACATTGCTGAAGGAGACACCGGGCTACGATCCGCAATATAAGGATGTAATCAAGGAGGGGCTGGTATATGAACACAGCGGAGGCCGTACCACCTCGCTCAGCGAGATGTACACGAAATACCCACGTGAATACAGCCTGATGATTGAGGCGATGAAGGGCACGCCCGAACAGCGCAAAAACCGTTATGAAGACAGTGCCGATTTGGCACGCAAGCGGGTAATCGCAGCAATCTGCCAGTGGGTAGACAAACTGGGCTACACCTTCGAGAGCCAGGAGGCGAAAGTGCGCTATGTGATTGGTATCGCCTGCCGTGCCGCCAACTGCGGTAACTTCAATGCGATTCCTGAATCACGCCTGTCAGCGATCTACAACCTCTATTGCAAGCGCAACAGTGTGGATATAAATGGCAATCCGGAACTGGATTTCCCTGTTTTACCCAATTAGTCAGTATGGCACGCTACATTCCCTTACAAGACAAACTCGACGAAATCGAGGAGCAGGGCAAGCGCCTCCTCCGCCGGAAAGAGTATCTGGAGCGGGAACGTGACTTCCTGGTCGACTCGCTGATCGACCGCCCCATAAAGAATATGGAGGCACAGCACCACCTGGTTGACGAATGGAGCAAGGAGATCGACCGGGTAGACGAATCGCTCGGATACCTCCGCAACGAATACAAGAGATACAAAGAAATACAGAAAAAACAGATGTGTAACAATCAAAAACAGACAAAGAATGGAAGATTCAAGTAAAAATGCTATTGATTTAAGCAAGTTGAGCGAAGAGGAAGTAAACTGCATCTTATTGCAGGCAGAAGCTTTGAAACGGCAGAAAAAAGAAGAACGGGCAAGGGACGAAGAGGCGCTTGACGCGTTGGAAAACGACCTGGTTATTGAAATGTTCGAGGAAGCCCGCAAGTTGAGCGAAGGCATCGTGATGTTCAAAAACAAATGGATCAACAAGCTGAACCCGTTGGTGGATGAGAAGATAAAGTACAACAAAGCGAAAGCCGATCAGGGTTCTTATACGTTCAAGACGGCCAATGCCGACCTGAAAGTCCGGATGTGTAACAACCGTCGGAGCCGTTATGATGACGGTATCCAAGCCGGGATCGGCTTTGCCAAGGAGTGGATGCAAAGCCAGGTGGACGGAGAAAAGAGCAAAAGGCTGATCTCTTATATTGACGACCTCCTGACAAAGGACCAGAAAGGCAATTATTCCCCGGACAACCTGTTGAAGTTCATTAAGAAAGCGGAAGAAGACGGTGATGAACTGTTGCTGAAGGCATCGGAATGCCTCAAAAAGTCCATTTACGAAGAACGGACTACTACCAGTCTACTGTTGTTTGAGAAAGACGACAAGGGCTTTGACCGCCCTCTTCCTTTATCGGCAACCAAGGCATAAAGCGTGAAGGTTAAATCCGCCACCCTCACCCCTGGCCGCTGGATTTACGTTTGCCCCTGCGGCTTCCGTTCAACGGTGGCACGGGTGGTGAGGACTTCAAGTAAGTGGATGGTCTATTGTTTCCACTGTAAACAGCAAATCGGTAAATATTATAAAGTTATGGACGAACGATTGGATTTTGAAGAGAACTTCAACAACAAACTGAACTGTACATGTTTCACTATGATCCGGCTTCACCACCCAGTGAAGAATGCCATCGGTGCGATCAAGCAGGTCTACCTGAAAGGTGTGTGGAAAGGCAACGCGAAGATCATGCACGCAGCCACCCTTACGCTTGACCGGATCAACCTCCCGATAGCGAAACTCGACTGCGGCCTGTTGCCAGGGGAGTGCCGCCGACTGATCAGGAATCTCTACAGAAACCGTCCCGGCATCAACTGGGAGACACAGCCGTTGGATTACCTGGTACTGGAGTATCTGAAAGAATCAAAGGAACCAACATTATTTTAAAGAAGAATATGACAAAAGAAGAGTTTAATAATACGAAATGGACGACCGGCATGTCAGTCGAAACGAACGGAATCGAATCGGAATTGATTTCGGTAAACCTTTGTACGAAGGAAGTCTGTATCCTTTATGTTGGTAGTCGGGTTATCTGGTTGCCTTGTGAGATGGTGAATCTTGTCAAAGAGGAAGGAGGCGACGAATGAGTGAAATGAAGCATACCCTGGAGATCAAACCGGACCCACACGGGGCACGGACGGAGACAAGATACGCTTATGGCTTCCTCTGCCACCGTTGCAGCGGGCAAGGCGGCTTTCCGGATGAGACCGGACACAACAAACGTGCCTTCATCCCCTGTGATCTCTGCGACGGTACCGGAAAAGTAAAGGCTGTTATAACGATTGAATGGACACCGGATTACAACTAAAGGAATATATAGATATGGATTTAAATGATCAAGCCAGAGTTGTTCTGACAAAAAGCGGAGCAGATATTATTAATTAAAAAAAATGTGATCATGGACAAGAAGAGATTGGAGGCTCATTGAATGATGGGAAAACAGAATACGTGATGTGCGCAGCAATTCATGTGGATACTGGAGAATCTTATTCGTATCAGCCATACAATATTGATACTGGCATTGTGCTATGTGGATGGAGACATCCTGGAATATTCCAACAGGCAGCACTTTTAAAAATGCCTGATAGCAGTAAAGCGATACAAGGATTTCTTACTACTAAGAATAGATTTTTAACCAGAGAAGAAGCTTATGCGCTGGTTAAAGAAACGGGACAATTAAAGCAACCTCTTATAGGTGGTATGTTAACTTCAGAGGATTTGTGGTAACAAATAACTAAAAACAAGTAAATTATGGGAGTAGAAAAGAATATCGATATAAATAGCTTTCCAAAGCAGTACACAACAACAGAAAGTTCAATGGGTGGAATTGGCCGCAAGGTAGAAGTATGCTTTAATTATGAAGCAAACAAAATAATTCCGGGAGTAATAATTCGGGATGATAAAGAACTGCCATTTCGAACGCTTATATGTCTTCATGATGGAAGAGTCGTTCTCGGTACTGAATGTCAGTATAGAGCACTCCCCGATATTGACGAAAAAGTAATTAAGCAATTTACATTTAAATAATAGCGAGTATGAACGGAGAACAGATAATACCTCCAATAACTGACCCGCTTGGGGCACATTGGAAACAACCGCATAGGCGGTACATTGAGTTGGATGATACTCATGCTCTCATGAGCGAACAAACATTCAAAGGATTGCATGAATATTCTCTTACTATCCCTTCGGGTAGATATGAAGGGAAAATGTGGAAAGAGTTTGCGAATGGCGAATGGTATCTGGTATGGTTTGACACTCATGAAGACCCGAACTGTCTTCGTATAGAGAAAAGGAAAGTATTAATAGCGTAAATCTAAAAAAATATGAGCTATATAGATAATACACGAAGATCACTTTCATCAGCATGCGAAATAACCGTTTGTATGACTAAAGAGGAATGTAAGATATTACTTCCGTTCTTTCAGAAAGCATATAAAGAAGTGAAGTCAAAATACGAAAAGTATGATGATATTCATTCTGGAGGAGAGGCTACCAACAGAGAGGAAAATCTTAGGATAAAATACCTCGATCAATCCGAGCACTTAGAAAGTGTCTTATCATCAATAGCTGATATTCTAAAATAATTCAAATAGATCATTCATAAAAAGTACTGAGGTATGAAAAAGTTTAGATACAAAGTTATAAAACGAACTTTGGATGAGTTAATGGCAGATTATCAGATGAACGTATTCGGCTTATCTGGATGGGAACTTTCTGCATTTTCGATAGGCGTTAGGCATGCTGTGTATATCTTTAAAAAAGAGGTTACAGAATGACTCAAATCACAAAGAATATGAAACCAAGTTTTTCTGAGATTGCATACCGTATACAAACGGTGTTCCCTGAAGCTACAATTGAGCATATTACTATGCTTGCGGATTCTATAATTCGATACCGAGACAATCTGCCTAAAATTACCAGGAAAAAGCCTTTTAAGGCAAAAGATGTAATTACAATATTGAAACACAATTAAAAAATTCGATTATGGACAATATGGGCAGAAAAAGATATTTCATTGTGTCATTCAGTCTCAACAATGATAAAGTACATGGCCTTGGACAAAGAGATTTTGTGACGAATGGATGCTATCTAAATAGGCAGAAAACAGCTGAGTAGATAAAATCTGAACTCAAATACGAGAACGTTGGAATTGTTATTTTAAATGTCATTGAATTATCTGAATCAGATTATAATGATTGGAGTAGTAAAAAACAAAATTAACAACAATAGAACCTTATGGTGTATAGGTCAACCGTATTATATGATGAAAGAAAATGGATATGTCACCCAAGAAGAGCATTTGGGAGTGAAAGGAAAGATTGAACACATCAAGCCTAAGAGCTATTCAATTGTAGCAATGAACTTAGAGACTGTTGATGATGTGGATAAAGTAATCCGCCAGTGTGAACTTGTCAAAGAAGAAATGACCGGCGAGCTATTGGACGATCTGAATCTAAGGCAATATTTAGATGTACCTACTATCAATTTCTCGAAATCCAGTGATACAGGCGATTATCATAAACCGGTTTTTTAGATAAAACAATAAACGGCAAAGCCGTCCGGCAGGCATCCGAACGGCTTTGTAAACTCTCGCCAGCCTCCCGGCTGATTCAATCTTTACACTACAAAAGTAGTGCTTAAACATAAATTACACAAGATTATGGGAGCACAAGTTTTTAATATTTTATCAAACAGGTAACCGGCATATACAAACCAATTATCTGTAAATAAAAGAGGTATTTCATTCCATGATTTTACTTTAGCCTATTTGTCGAAATGCCGTAAGAGTGAAAAGGCCAAAAGAAGCTATTATGATGCTTTTAGGCATTTCTCAATATTCTGTGAGATGTATAATCTTTCCCCCATGACTTATGATATAGGAATGGAGATGATGGAAGATTTTGTCTATTATCTACAGTCGAAAGCCAATTTGATGAGTTCAACTGTTTTTAATCATCTTGTAAAATTAAAAACATTGATAAAGATGGCCTCTTTTTCCGGATATGATATTGACTATACCTATTCCGGGGTAAATGTCAAAGTTGACGAACATGATGTAATCACGCTGGATCGTGACGAAGTTACTCAATTATATGTATTTGAAGGATTGACCAAAAGCGAAGAAATAGTTCGTGATTTATTTGTAATCGCTTGTATGACAGCTTTACGGTTTTCTGATTTTTCCAGGTTAAAAGAAGAAAACTTTATTGACAATACGATCCGGATTAAAACCCAAAAAACAGGGACATTGGTTATTATTCCCCAATCAAAATATGTCAGAAATCTATTACGTAAATACAATTACCAACTACCCAAAAGTCCCTGTATTCAATATTTTAATAAAGTGATTAAGGCCGTATGCCGAAAAGCCGGAATAAACCAGCCTGTTCCCTATGAAAGGACCATAGGTCTTGAACGTGTATCCAAAATGGTCCCCAAATGGGAACGTATCGGCTCCCATTCCGGGCGGCGTAGTGCAGCGACCAATATGTTTCTTGCAGGGATACCAGCCTTGCGTATAATGAAAATAACAGGACATAAAACAGAAGAAGCTTTTATGCGTTATATAGGATTAAGCAAAGAGGAAAATGCAGCCACATTAGCCGGTAATATATTTTTCCATTAGCATATATTTAGCCCGGATTTTATTTCCGGGCTTTTTTATTTTTACTTGATTATCCTGAAAGATATATGTTAAATATAATTACATGATATTAGCCTGTATGTTTAAGTTAAAAAGGAAACGCTTATTTTATACATAAATCAGACAAAAAGATTGACACATATACTCTCTTTCTTCCGTAATTAGTTGGATGATATTGGATATAAATATAACTTTGTTGTATTGATTGATTTTATAGATATTTGTTCATGGCCTACAATAAACGAAACACATTATTAAAGATGATACGCGTACAGGATATCGTTTTATCTGAAAAAAAGAAAGGTGTATCTCAGTTGTTCGTATATGAACATCTGATTCGTGATACATTTCTTATTTCTTACAGTACCTTTAACCGCTGGTTGGCTTATCCGGCCAAGCATGAACTGAAACATGGAAGAAAGAAGCCGCAAGACAAACAACAGCTAACCTTTGGTTTTTAATTCTATCAACGTTACCATCCAACCGTTATATTTGTGATAGTGTTCCCAGGAAACCGGACGGAGCGGACGCGTTTCATTCTCTTCAAAATCGAGTCTCCAATCTTTAACAGAATCTAAAACCTGATGAGCCAGTTGTTCATGCATTAAAACATCTTCATCCCGTACATCTCCATCCGATTCATTCATAATTTCGGTTACAATATGGAGACGGATATTGATTTGTGTCGAATTTGTCTGTTTTGTTTCTAAAGAAATATCCAACCTTGAAAATTCAATAAAAACAACCGGGCTGGTATGGATAACTCCGTTGTATTGGTCATTAAACCACTGTATGTCTTTGAGATGACTTTTGGCAGCATCTTTAACGATCCCTGTTTCTGGATCTAACAGGATTCCGAACTTGTCGGCAATCAACTTTTTAATGTCTTTATATAAACTGTAGTACATATGTAGATTATTTTTGAAAGACAGTATCGAGTCCTTTACGGATAATCTTTTCTATCTTTTCGTTTAATTCTTTACTATCACCGACAAAAGGACGTGCCGGAAGCATGACGGTTTTCCTGCCGAATATTTTAACAGGACCGCCGGAATTCTGTACACCGGCATACGGTTTGTCGCTTGTTATTAAAACTCTCTGTTCATTGGGGACATATTGTAGACTGTCTTGTAATTCTCCTGTATTATGCAGAATCTTCCACCGGGTTGCAGCCTGGCTGAAGTTCAATTTTTTCTGTTGTTTCAATTTGTATGTTTTGCCCGTTTTCTTACTTCGTTTGAAAGCATAAGAAGTTCTTTTTTCGCCTTTATACATGAAACCATACCAGGGACTGTTTGGATCACGCCTTTTAACATCTTTCCATTTTTGAAGTCCATTGTTGACGAAACCTTCCTGTCGGAAGTTCTCTTTAAAATGCCTGACAGCTTCATTACCGACCCGGCGGGGAAGTTCTTTCTTAACCCACCGTTCGGCTTGCTGGATTTTTTTATCAAAATACTTTTGTATATCAGCGTTTTGCATATGTATCTTCTTTTGAAATAAATTTCTTCACCGCTTTCTCCGCTCCGGGATATGCCTCTGTCACGTATGGATGTTTTGGTGTAAAGATACTTCCGGTATAGGCCGGATTACGGTCCAATCCCGGAGCACGAACCGGTTGCTCCGTCCGCTTTGTTGTAGCCTGGAGGGTTACCGGAAGATCACCAATGTGTGTTATTTCATCGTCCGTATTTTCCACATCACACTGGCATCCCCATACACATCCGGGATAATGGGTTTTCCACCAGGGATCGGATAGTGCACGGACATTGTTATAGTATGGCATGTGCGCTTCCCTGGGATCCGCGGCCATGCTGGGTAACCAACGTAGATTTGGATACAGGTCAGCATCCTGCATATATCTTCTAAACCGGGCGGCCATACGGGCAGCCTTGACAGCCGTAGTATATTCCGTATGCATCCAGTTTACATTGTATTGCCCGATTACAGCTTCCGAGGCTTTTCGAAAGTCATTATAACTTCTTTGATTCCCATTTTCATCAATTAACAATGAAGCTAGGTCATTTTGTTGCCTGTGCGTTTTGAAAGCTGCAAAGACAGCATTATTCCGTTTTAATTCGTACAAAAAAACATAATCCGGATCACCGAATTTTACGTTAAGGCTAAAACCTTTATCTACAGCATCATTCAAATGATCCCGGGTATACCGGAATAAATCCGGATCAATATTATTTTGTACATCGAACTTTTCGTAGATGCGTTTTAAAACAGCCTCTTTTACCCACTCTTCCAGATTGAAATCAGTTAAAACCGATTTTTCTTCAGCCACACATACAGGACAACTACAGGTATAAAGATGGTCCATCAGCCCGGAGAAACCTATTTTTTCGGATTCCGGGCGTGACCGAAAAAATTTAGCACCCCCTGTTGGTCATTATCGTTATCCCGGGAAGGATTGGGTTGGTTGTAGCTTTTATTGTCTACGGTATTTTCTTTTTTATCCTTCAGGGCAAAGAATTTAAATTCATAACCTTTTAATTTATACCCATGATAAATAAGAAAAGGGAACAACCGATAGTTGACAATATCCTGGATACGTTTCAAACGTGCTTTGGTAAATTCGGTCAGGATACGTTCGTGAACTTCAGCCGTACCGGTCCATTGGCCATTTTTGCTTGTGCCGGTCTGTCCATTCATCATTTTGGCAATCTGGTCGTCACAAAAGTCAGCCATGCCTCTGAAATTGTCAGAACTTTCTTTACTGGCAACAGCTGTGACCTGCAAGTCTTCCCCATCACCGATAACTCCAACCAGATCACTACCGAAACGCTGTGCCATATCCATTGCCTTTTCCCGTTCTTCTTCATTGTCCGTATCTGTTTTATAGGTAATGAATGGTTTTCCAAACCGCTCATTATACTCCGACCAATCGGAACGGGCATAAGTTTTCCAAATGATTTCGCGGCTGATACTTTCCAGCTTTCCCAGTTCTTCAGGATCACCGAGCGGAATAAGGAAATATTCAGTTTCATGGCCTTCGTATGATATGCCATCATGATCCCAGGGATTGATAACAATTAATTGTTCAAAAGGGCGTATATGTTCACGAGGAAAAACCTTCACATCCATAAATTCCCCATTGATATCCAATACACCGAACTCTGCCAACTGGTATCCCCAAAACTCTGTATCCATCGCGATTGTCAAAAATTGGGTAAACCAGGGACGGTTAAGCAGCATAGTCCGTTTTCTATCGGGCGTATCACTCCCTTCCTTGCATATTTCAAAAGGTTCAGTAATTAAAAAAGCTTCAGCTTTTTCATGTTCGCTGATCACTTGGCTGTCTTTCCAACTGTTACTATATATATCCAGCAAGTTCAATCGGTCCGAATTGTCCGGATCAAGCGCATTCAATGCAGCCTGTACCAGATTGCTCATTTGCATATCTACCCGTGTGGGGGCCTGGCGTTTTAACAGGGCCGACTTTCTGACTGCTCCTTTAAATAGCTTGTTTACAATCTTTCGTATATTCATTTTAAATTATATTTACATGAGATTTAAATCAGCCGAACGGATTATGGCTTCTGCGGGGACTGGAAGTCCAACGGAAAGATGTCCGGGGTTTACCAGATTGGTCCAGCACAGGAATAAGGGTACTGTTATCTTTACCTGATGCAACTCGGTCAATCTCTTTCAGGACATCTTCATAATTAAGCCGGACCCGCTCCGGTATGTCATCATCCGGTACTGACTGATAGAGAAAGTAGACGGTAAGAACAGTCATCCAGCGTAGCATCGAAGCATTCCGGTTTTCCCCTTCTTGTAATAGCTCCTTGCCTATTTGATATCGTCCTGAGAGTTTTTCAGAAATATAGCCATATGCCATTGTTTGTGCACCGGTAATTTTACAGTCTTCATCACGAATCAATTTTCTTAGAGAGGCTTCCGATATAAATACCAGGAAGTCGCATGTTTGTAAATAATCCACTACCATGGTCGTCTTGCTTTATTAGGTTTGTATTTAGCCGTGCGCAGTCCCCCGGTCTGCTTCAAACCGGGTTTATTGAGTTTGTAGATAGCACCTTCGACAGCATCGGGGCCATCATCATGAGAGGCATCCGGAAAGCCGAGGAACTGCTGTCGGAGTTCTTGCATATCGGGGCTGTGTTTCAAATCCTTGTTAAAGCGTATACGGCCTCGTTCAGTAAAAGCCGACAAGTTTTCTATACGTTCCACTTTGTCCGGCTTGCTACGTTTGTCTCCCCTAATGGCAATACTGTAACCTCTGATTTCGGCTTCTTCATCATATTTTTCCAAATGGATGTCCTGAATGAAATTCGCCTCCATCCAATGCGGACAAACCTTGCGGGCAGGAATTTCATCAGCTAATGCATAATGTCCGCGTATCATTTCCGGAGTTGTACATTGACGGCAGAATACATCGTATATATCGAAATATTTACCGTTTTTCCCAATAAGGACAATAGCCTTGAAGTCATTTTTCTTTGAATCCTTATAAGAAGGGTCACAATAGGTTAGCAGTTTTTCGCAATTCTCGATCGGAGGCAGGTCTGCCCATGGAAGATGTTCTTCGCGAAATACGCGGCCGATAACGATGTGTTGATGGAAAAGTTCCCGAAGGCCGATACGCCGTCCCATTGTCTTCATTTTGTCCAGGATATCCTCACGGGAATAGTTTTCTTTCCAGGCGGGAACGCCCTTCTCTGACAGGTCCATTTCATGGGTACGCGGGTTTTCAAGCGCATAAACTTTAATATGGGTGATTGTCTCTTTTTTGGGATCGCCTTCTTCCACATCTCCGACGATATGGGCCAGAATACTTTTTTTGTGTATCCTGTTTCCAATAACCACAAAGCGACTTCCTTTGATAGACGAACAACCGAATAAGTCACCCATTACCCAGTCTTCTGCCTCGGTTACACGTTTTTCATTTTTACATATTTCGGCATCGTCGATATCATCGACAATGATCAGGTTGGGACGGTTGGCAGCTTCGCGGGCACCGCGGGGAGATTGTCCGCGTCCAAATGCCCAAAAGCCAATCCCGTCGTTTGTTACGAAATGTCCGCTATCCCATTTGCCTGATTTATATTGAGGACCGTAATCGGCTTTATAACGTTCGTTAAACATCAGCTCCGCTTGCAGGTCTGCCAATAAGCCTTCAGCTTTGCTTTCATTGGCAGAGGCCAATATAACCCCAGTCAGTTTGTCCAATGATTTCAGGTACATCGGAATGAATATATCCATTACAACAGACTTGGCATGTTCGCGTGGCCATTCACAAACCAGGTTGATTTTTTCGTTCTCGACTAATAGTTTGACAGCTTTTTTATGGAACCATCCAAATTCCGCTTTAACATATTCGGGAAAATAGTATTTACAAAATTTATAGAAATCTTTTTTCAAAGTGGCTATACGTTTTGCTTTCTGTTTCTCGGACTCGTTCTCAATAGGCCGTTCACGAATGGTTTCCTTCATTTCTTGAAGCCATTCGTCATATTCTCTTTGTTCCTTTCTGCTTAGATTACGTTCCAAACTCATGACATACTCCCCCTTTCTTCATTTAAAAAATCATTGAGAGCCGGAGCGACATCACGGGCCAGTAGCGGATAGTTGTCTTTCAAAAATTTATTGATTTTACGGATAATGCGAACCAGTGTCGTCCAGTCTGTTTCTTTAGCCTTAATCATATTATAAAGGTCACGGACTCCGTCAATGTCACCTTTGCTGATTAGTTTCGGTTCTCCGCTTTCAGTTTCGGCTTCCGTGTATTTGTCTTTTAATTTACGCAGTTGGAACAGTTGGTAACGTACCAGATCGCGAATATCTTCATGGATAGTTTGCATGGCCATCAAGTCTTCCGTGGCTTTCACATCCCAAGCCCCTTCTTTTTTCCACCGGGAAATTGTCTGCTCGGAACGTTTCATGATCCGGGCTATATCCTGTCCGGAAACACCTTCTTTAAATAATATGTAAGCAATGTTTTTGTCGTCCATCTCGCATGCTTTTTTATGACAAAGGTGTCAGCATTATCCCTTTTGAAAAAGAAAAATTACAAGGGTTGGAATCTTTGTTGTTACCCTTGCAATGTTATTTGTAATGAGTCGTTTAGTGTGTTTATTTCGCTGTCGCAATCAATCAATAAACGCGAAAAATGACAGCTTACGAACGTATAATAAATAAGGAAAAACGGGAAGCGACAATCCGGATGTACGGGATAATCGGCCGTGATGTGGACGGTAACCAAATGGCTCATGACCTGGCGGAACTGGACAATGAGGCAGATACCATACATATCCTTATAAACAGTGACGGTGGCAGCGTATCACAAGGGTTATCCATTGTGGCAGCCATTTTAAGCGCTAAGGCTTACATACATGCACATGTGGGCGGAATTGCGGCAAGTATGGCAGCAGTCATTGCCGTATCAGCCGATAAAGTAAGCATGCAGGATTATGCCAAGCTTATGATCCATGACCCTTTCTACCAAGGCAAAGGCAAGGAAAAACTTTCTAAAAAAGATGTAAAGGCCCTGGATTCTGTTACCGACACGCTTCGTACTATTCTTTCCCGACGGGGATGTGACAAAGACAGGGTGGCCTCATTAATGAAAGAAGAAACCTGGTTCTCCGCTCAAGAAGCACAAACGGCGGGCCTTGTCGATGAAGTAGTCACCACTTCCCGAAAAGAAGAATTAAGCAATCTATCGGTTCCGGAACTTATGAGCCGGATCATGAATGAATATCAATCATCAAAAAAAACAGAAATGAAAGAAATCGCAAAAGTGCTCGGACTTCCGGAAAATGCGACAGAGCAGCAGATACTGGATGCCATCCGTGCAAAAGAGACAGCCACAGATGAACGGGAACAATCCCTTGTGGCCGGTTTGCTTGCTTTAGGCAAAAAGAATGGAACGGTAACGGAGAAAAACGAGGAACGGATGAAACGCCTTGCTTCAGCCGATTTTGAGCTTTTTGCCGAAATGGTAACAGATACCCCGGATGCCGGAGAAGAAGTCCGGGAGGAAAATGAAAATGGCGGACTGACTACCCGGACCTCCGGACAGGCAGAGAACAGCAGGTTAAGCGAAGTGCTCAACAAAGTCAGAAAGGACAAAAACGGAAAAGGTTCCCCAAAAGAATCCCATAACTGGGATTGGTACCAAAAACATGATCATGAAGCCCTGCTCCGGATGGAACGGGAAGATCCGGCCCGTTTCAAAGCCTTGTTGGATGAATATGAATCTTCAATAGTTTAGAAAACATGAACAACGAATTACAAAATCCAATTGTAAAATGGCCTTTCGGCAAAGCTGATGTGGTACAGCTTTCTGCTACAGGAGACCAGAAGGTTGACATCTATAACAACCTGACAATAATTGACGGATCCACAATTGTGGCAACAGGTGCACGCACCCTGAATCTGAGCATTTGTGAAGATATCGAACCCGGTGCCCGTTTGCTTGTAAAAACGAAAACGACTGCGACAGAGACGCTGACCCCCGGAGAAGGAATGACGGGAAAAGCCATAGATGGTGTTGCAGGAAAAACATTGGTGGCAGAATACGTATACGATGGTCTAACATTCATTCAGGCGGCAGATGCCGTACAAATCGATTAATAAAATGGCAGAAATCAGAACAACGATTTACTCAAGCGAGTTACAGAAACTTATTTTCCCCGAAAACAGCTTTTACAAAAAGTCCATAGGGGAAGCGGGTGTTGCCGATACGACTGAACAGGTGGAAAAACCGGTACAGACAGCTATCAGTAAAGCAAAGGAAGGTGCCCCAAAATCATTGCCTTTGTCAGTTGAAACCTCTACGGATAAGACAAAGAAGTATAATACGACGCTTATTTATTGTCAACCTCTCTTGATTGACTCACAGTCGGAACTGCTTGTCAATTACAACAAACGTAATAGCAAGCAGGAACAGCAGGCCGGGGAGATCAATACAAAAGTCGCGGCTTACACGATGGCACATTGGTGTCCGACAGCGAAAACCAATATTCTGAAAACATCCGGAAATGCCCGTCCTTCAAATATCATGGGATTTACCTCGCAAAGGAAGGCCCTGACAAAAGAAGACCTTCTGAAGGTGTTAAACCTGATGATGCGCATGGGGGTGTCCGGTATGGGGGGAAATTGGTTTGGAATGGTAACGGCAGATATGTATACGGACCTGCTGGCGATCCCGGATTTCGTGGATTATTATAAAACAGGAAACGAATCGAAACTGAAGGAGGGTGTTATCGGGCGTATCCTGGGTATCGATATCTTCCAGCGTAGCACGGATGAAGGTCATTGCGGGGTTTTATACAATGGAGAAAAACCGCTCTCCGGAGATGCTGAAGTGAAAGATTCCTTGCTTTCCGGTGCTTTATTCTGGCATGACAAGATGGTTTGTCGCGCTGAAGGCAAGCTTCGGACAGTTGTCAACACAAATGCTCCGGGCTATTTGGGAGGAACCATCATTGAATCGTTCTGTCGTTACGGTGCAGATATTATCCGTGATGACCAGAAAGGGGTAATTTCTTTGTTGGAGGAAAAAGTCTGATGGCGGCTCTTAAATATCTCGTTATCCATTGCACAGCGACACCGGAGGGTCGTCCGGTGTCATCTGACGAGATCCGTCACTGGCATACGGCTCCCCTCTCTAAAGGTGGCCGGGGCTGGAAACAGGTCGGTTATACGGATATGATCCACCTGGATGGCAAAATAGAACGGTTAGTCGACAATAACGAGGACATAACGGTCGACCCCTGGGAAGTAACCAATGGGGCAAAAGGGTACAATAGCATGTCCCGGCACATTGTCTATGTCGGAGGATTGGCTACCGACGGGAAGACTCCCAAGGATACCCGGACAGCATTTCAGAAGAAGGCCATGGAGCAATACGTGAAAGATTTCCATCGACGTTTCTCTGATGTCAGGATTATCGGACATAATGAGATTGCCGCAAAGGCATGCCCTTCTTTTGATGTTCAAAAATGGCTAAAACAATTAGGTATTAATCAGTAAAACGATAAACAAAATGAGACATAGAATTTTCTTCTTATCAATTCTTTCAATTTTTTCTTTCTTCTTGTGTATCCCTGTTATGGCAGAGGTTTTGCCGGAATCGGATCCGGGTGGGGTTGATTATGGTGCCGTATTCGGTTCGCTGGCAGCTATCGTAGCTGTAATTCCGGTAATAGTGGAAGCTGTGAAAGGCTTTTTCCCCAAGATGCCTTCAATTGTAATCCAGATTTTATCCTGGATAGTCGGTATTGGCATTTGTATGTTTGGCTGGTGGCAGCATCTGGGCTTTTTGGATGGCTTGGACTGGTATATAGCTTTACTCTATGGACTTGGTTCCGGATTAGCCGCCAACGGAATTGCTGATACAGGATTAATACAATGGATTATCGGACTGTTTGCTTCTAAAAAATAGGTAAGAGATGAGTTGGGAGATGGTCATCTCAATGTTGGGATCAGGCGGTCTGGTTGCTTTCGTTGACTGGTTCATCCGGCTGAAGGTTATCCGTCGGAAAAGTAAATTAGACAGGGATGACATACTCCGGCTCATGGTTGAAAGAGAAACCGCATTCGCTAATAAATTACATGAAAACAACATTGAAACACTTAAAAGGCTGTCATATCTTGAAGAATTGCTTTTTCAGCTTGTTCGCTGCAAATATTATTATACTTGCCCTGTGCGCCACAAGTTGCAGGAATATCGAGCAAATCTCCAGTATCAACGCAATAGACAGCCTGACCTGGAACAAAAAGGTTTCCGCTTCCCTCGTGATAATCCCTCCGAGTCTGGCGCAGCTGACGATTCCGATGGACAGCCTCCGTAGGCTACCTCAAGGGGCTGTTTATTCCGAAAAGCAGGGGCAGGCTACCGTTACAGCCAGCCGAAAGGATGATAAGATCGTCATTACGGCCTCTTGTGACTCTTTGCAAAACTTGTGCTACCAATACGAAGAAGAACTTGTTCGTATTCGTGACCAACTGCAAAAAGAACAAACAAAGAAAGAACCGGTTATAGTGCCCTTCCTGTCAAAATGTAAATGGGGAGCCATTGGGTTCTTTGTTGCAATAATCATTTTATCAATCATCAAAATATATACGAGATGGCAAGACAAGAAAATGAGCCGTTAGAAGGCAGAAACCTGATGCTGTATATCAATACGGCTGAAACAAATGAAACCCCTCAGTGGAAAGCCCAGGCCTTGGCTACGAGCCACACGATAACTTATAATTCGGAAACGAAAGAGCGTTTGACAAAAGATTCTCCTGGAGGGAATCCGGAAAAACGAATCACATCTGTAAAGGTGACTATCAAGGCCGATGCGTTACGCACGTTTGGGGATGCAGATAAAAAGCTGCTATTAAAAACCATGAAAGAGAAGAAAAACATACTGCTCAAATATGGCCTTGCAGCAGCAGTGGAACAGACCGGTGACGAATATGAAGAGGGCGAATTTGTAATCGAATCCCTTGAAGAGACCTCCCAGGCAGGTGAAGACGTAACATACAGCGCCCAGTTTAGCTCATCCGGGGAAATTGTTACCAAACAGAAAGGAGAACAGAAATGAATAAAAACTCAATCGTAATTGATGGAAAAAAATATCCCTGTCGTATGACTATGGGAGCAATGTTGGAATTTAGTCTGCGGACAGGTAAAGAGGTTATGGAAATACAAGGTACGGATATAACCTCGGTAATCGTATTACTTTATTGTTGCCTGCTTTCTTCCTGCCGGGCGGATGGAGTCGATTTGCCATTTGACAATGAGATGGCGATGGCCGACCGTATGTCCCCGGAAGACCTTATGGGCTGGCAAAATGAGAATTTTCAGCCGGAAGTAATCACGGGGGACCTGGAAATGACAACCTCGAAAAAAAAAGAATAACCATCATGGATCTTCAGGGGGTAGCTATGGGTCAGGTCGGTATAAGCCGGCAGGATTTTTTACAGTTGACCCCCGAAGAACTTAGTACTATAATAGAGCATTGGGCCAGGCATGAAACTGTCCTTTACCGGAACGGATGGGAACAAACCAGATTTATTGCTCAATGTATATTGACTCCTTATTCGAAAAAGAAATTGATGCCGGCAGATATCATTGAGTTTGAATGGGAGAAGAAGAAAAATACAGAGATAAAAGAAGCGACAAGGGAAGATTTTGAACGTATAAAAAAAGAATATGGCGGACAGTAAACTTACATATCAGATTTTAATACAAATGCAGAACCAAGCTTCTGGAGTAGCCAAGGTGATCGAGAAAGATCTGAACCGGGTACAACAGTCGGCCCAGGAGGTTGTTTCCGGTGTCGGTAAAATCGGCAGACAACTGTCCGTTATATCCAATGCTTCTGTAAACAGCGTAAAAAATACCGCCAGTTTCGTTAACAGTTTAAGAAAACAATACCATACCCTGGGACAGGATGCAACATCTGTATCCAATACATTAAATAAAGGGGTGACTGCATCCGTGCCTAAATTCAACATGCTGAACATGTCTGTTCAGCAAGTAACCAGGGAACTGCCTGCCATGGCTATCGGGTTCAATACCTTTTTCCTGGCAATATCGAATAACCTGCCAATTTTGGCTGATTCGATTTCAAACGTAAGGAAAGAAAATCAATTGCTAATTGCATCCGGACAAAAGGCCACACCTGTATGGAAACAGGTTGCAGGATCATTTTTCTCCTGGCAAACAGCGTTGGTGTTAGGTGTTACAGCCCTTGCCATGTATGGAAGTGATATTATTGATTTTACCCGGAGTCTATTTAGTTTTTCTGATTCCGTGGAACGTAGCCGTAAAACATTGGAAGCTTTACGAAATACGACTCAAAGTTATAATGAAGAACTTTTTAAAGAAAGGAACAGCCTTCGTTACGTTTATGAAGAAATCATGTCTACATCGGAAGGCACGGCGGCCAGAAAAGATGCGATAGACAGGTTGAATGACACGTATGAGAAATACATGCCATATTTGTTGTCTGAGAAATCTTCGTTAGAAGAACTCAAAACCGTATATGATGCTATCAATTCGAGTTTACAAACTCAAATAGCCCTTAAAGTTCGATCAGCACAAACAGAGGAAATATTGGAGGAAGCCTCTCAAAAACAGGCAGAAGCTATTACAAACATGCAAGAAGCCCTGGCTGATCAAAAGATTTCGACCTCCATATCAGACAGGATCATAGCCTCTTTGGTACAAGATGCTCCCAAATGGCGTGATGCGGGTGATACATTGGGAGAAGCTTTCCAGCAGGCAATGAAAAACATTGAAGCGACTTTTCCCCAGGTAAGATTCAATAGTGATACCAGAGGGGGCATTTACGAATATCTGAAAAATTTCTATGAGATGGAAGGGGCTGTAGATGCTGTTAATAAACGTGTGGATTTATTGTTAGGTAAAACAAATCAGATTACAGAGATAGGAGAAATAGTTATTACTCCGGAAAAAAAGAAGAGCAATCAAAAAGAACAAAATACAGACTTAGAAACCATCGGTGGAGTAGAAAATAAGATTAAAAGCCTCAAAGAGACGCAATCCAAAGCCATGGGTGAACAGGCTATTGCCTTGGAAAAGGAAATCAAACTTTGGGAAAAGAAGTTGGAATTGATGCAAAGCGCCATCATTATCGGTGCAGCAGAAAAACCGGATATGCAATTATTGGAGGCTCCTGAAGTCAAATTGGATTTAAAAAAGCAGAAGGCTTATAACCCGAAAACCAATCTGAACACAGGAAAGCTTATAGAACCGTTAGGACCAACCGAAAAAGAGTTGAAAAAGGCGGCAAAACTGGCACAAGCAAATTTGCAGGCTGCATTTAAAGATGAAGACACATTTACCCCTATGCAAAAAGGAATATTTGATATTACTGATGCAATGAGAGGTTTTACCGGTGCCGTAAATGAAGCTGCTGGTGCCTGGCTGCAATGGGGGAGCAATTTATTGAATACGATATCTCAGGCTATCCCCGCCATATTGCAAATGGTATCAGCAACAATGAGCGATACGGTCGCAACAACGGCGAATGCGAATGCTCACCTGAAAGCCGCCGGAGCTAAGGCCCTTAGTGCTAATGCCGGATTAGGTCCATTTGGATGGATAGCCGGTGTTGCTGCTGTAGCCGCCATTGTCGGAGCTATGATGTCTATCCCTAAACTGGCCGGAGGTACGGTCGCCTCTGCTCCTATGATAGCCATGATCGGTGAATATGCCGGAGCATCCAACAATCCTGAAATTGTTGCCCCTTCCGGCATGATACGTAAAATTGTACGGGAGGAATCCGGAGGTCCAGGAGGGGAAGTTGTCTTTAAAATCGATGGGCTGACTCTAGTCGGGATGTTGAAAAAGATGAACAATAAGATGAATCGCACACGATGAGCATGCAGCTAAGATATAAAGGAGGTTTTTACAGTATCAGTCAGATATTGTATGATGTTGAAATTTGGCAGGAAGGATACTCCGGTCAAGTACAGGATATTGCTTTTTGTGAAGATCCTTTAAATATAGAATGGCCGGAGATAGACAAACTGGAACCGGTACAAAGTAGTAACGCGACCTTACAACTCTACAGCGACAATGATCGACAGTTTATCGATTTATATACGATTGAAGCCGGGAGCATACGTTTGGACGTTTATCGGAATAAAACGTTGTACTGGTCCGGAAACCTTGATCCGGAATTATATGAAGAGCCTTTTGCCTACTTATCGAATTATGGTGTCGAATTAACTTTTGCCGATATGGCCGTTTTGGACCGGCTTGATTGGAATAAGACAGGGTTCATGACTCTTCGGGAAATCATACTTGAAACATTAAGTAAAACAGGTATCCGATACAGCTTCGTTGAAGAATTTATCAGTACAAAACTCTCGGAGTACAGTACGGAAAATATACTGGATGCCATATCGGTGAATCTGTCGAATTTTTTTGACGAGGACGGTGAACCCATGTCAATGCGTGAAGTGCTGGATGAGACATTGCGTCCTTATGGACTTCGTTTGATTCAAAAAGGAGGCCATATTATTTTATATGATTTAAATGAGATTTACACCGCGTTTAAGCCTGTACCTGTAATATGGGAGTCTAACGATGCAGTATTAGGGGTCGACAAGGTATACAATAATGTCAAGCTAACTTTTTCTCCTTACGAAAAAACAGAATTAATTAACGGAGAGATTGACCCTAAAACCGTAGGAACCGGACAAAAATTGACAACGAAAGTCTATACCGAGTCCAGTAGTAAAGAAATAGGCTTTTATACTTACCTCTCCGATGAAGCCAAAGGACTTGTTAAAAATGAGAAGGCTAAATTCTTTAGAATAGAGCCGGAGTTTTCCGGATCTGAAGAAGCCGGTATTGCTTGGACTATAGAAACATTTGGGACAGGAACTGAAACATATCGTAGCTATGTGCAACCGGCTACATCTGTAACCGGCAGTCTGCTGTTTAAAGTTCCAGAGACTCCTTATCTTACTTATATCGGTCTTAACAGAAAGGACTACAAGTTAAAACTAAATATGTCTCTATTGTTTGATGTCAGATATAACCCGTTTGAAGATGCCCAGGTTGAAAATGAAGAGGGAAACTGGGATAGATTGAAGAACTGGTGCAATTTTGCATATGTCCCGTTTATACTTACACTTCGTGATGATTCCGGTACAGCTATTTATCATTGGGAAAATAAGGAAGTGAAAAACAGTAATAGTTTTGCCCGTGACTGTCGCTGGGTAAAGGGCGAAGGGAAATGGGGGGATGCCTGGATGTGCTGGTATCAGGGAAACAGAAAGAGTGAAACCGGTTTAGGAGGCTGGCAAAAGAATAAACAGATCATTGGCTATTATCGTGGAGAGAAGTTACCTGTCCTTTTTGACAAGATGGATCCAGCCGAGTATGTCGACATGCCTGACAAACCCGGCTACCTGGAACTACAGGTCGGTGTTGGAGTACCTTGTTACGATTACGGAGATAAAAACAACTGGGTACTAAGAGATGATATTTACGAACGTGTACGATGGGTACTTTATAAAGATCCTACTGTTTCTATCGTGGATAAAAATGGGAATCAGATCAATGCAGAGGATGTAGAACATAAAGCCTGGATCAATCGTTCGGCAAAAGAAGAATTAGAAATAGACACAATTCTGGGAACGTTAAAAGAATCTTCTCCTGCCGCAAGAGGACAATTTTTTCTGACTTCGGACAAGTCTGTGAAAAATACATTTTACAGGGCAAGTATAACCGATCAATTAGAGCGTCTGCTTATCGGAACCGTATATAGCAATTATGCCTCCCGGCATAATACCTTGTCCGGGACTACGAACATTTTACCTGCATTCGGTATATATACAGACATCAATGAACCGGGCAAGTATCTTTTATTAAGTGAAATACAACGATTATATGATGATGAAAGTGAGATATTAATGGCTCAATTTGATCTTGATAATTATGAGGGGGTAGAATTTAATGAGTAAACAATATACTTACATTGAAAAAAAATACCCGGCTTCACCACGCAGCAAACGGCGTAGAGAAACCGGTGAAGGAGCCTCTTTGGGAGGGGCAACTGTTTTGGCATCGACTTCAACTGGAGGAGTCGGGGTAACAGACCATGGAGAACTCAGCGGAATAGTCTCGACGGGGGATGAATACTCCGAGTTTGCCCGTGATATCCATTTAACTGCGGCTGATGCCGAAGCTTTGAAAAGGGTTTTCAATCTTGAAATAATTGAGTCAACCGACGAGGAAACGATCCCAACGGATTTTAACATCTATTCAGCTTTAAAGTCAAAACTGGAAGATGACAAGAGGGTCACAGAGATGGAAGAGAAGTTTATCCGTAAGGATAAGCCTGATGGAACAGATCACCTCCTGACAGCCAGAGGAGGTATTAATATTGGCGATTTTATCAGCGGCCTTTTAGGATCCGGAGCCTGCATAAACGAGAAAGGAGAAATCGAAGCCCGTAGCCTCCAACTATGGGAATTTCTGAATGTTCCGGAACTACGCTTCAATCGCGTAGATGTTATCGCAGGTGAAACCTGGAATGCCATAGCATTCGGCCTGATCGAGTCCGTCGACACGGTGAATCAGATCGTAACTCTAAAACTTGAAGACGGCGAGTTGTCTGGCATGTATTTGAGTGACTTCTGCCGTGGTATCTTCCACAACCTCACAGGGAACGAGGTGGCATCCGGTACGGACAGTGCCGGATTTAAAACCATGGCCGGATTCTCGACGGCTTATTTTACCCCGGTGGAGATTATAGATAACGCGCATTTCAGATATGAGTTAAAGCCGGGAACGACGGTGCATCCTTGCGTATCGATGAAATATGTGGTATACGGTAACCCGATCATAAAAGAACGCCAGCAATCCTCTTATTCTACCAGAACTTATATCAGGTTCCTTCGCAACGTCAATACCTGGGAGATACACCCTGATAAAAATGTCTCATCGCAATGGGGTGACCTGTCGGATCTGACAATAAACGGGGAATCGTTAAAGGAAGGATCTATTTACCTGAACAATGTTTACTTCGGCGGCAATGTGTGGAGTGTTCCGGGATTGGATAGCGGACTGAAAGGGTTGGACGCTTATTCTGTCACCCTGTCAACATACAGTGCCGTATATAACACGAAAGACGGTTTGACGGAGCAGGTCGATGTTGTTTCCGGAGGCAATAACGTAGTAACCGGCTCTGACCAGGTTGTTACACAGGACTTCCGTATCACCACTAAGATACAGGTAACGAAGGGTACGGAACTGCTGAGATACAGCACAGTGCTTGGAACCGGTAAATACCTTGTAAACGCCGTAGGTACCGGGTGCACATTTACTGTTACGGACGGGTTGGTTGTTGTACATAGTGTAACAGAAGAAAAAGCTGAAATAAAGCTGGAGATCAACTGTGAAGGGCTGGCAACCTATGAACAGGTATTTACCATTGTTCGTGTGATCGACGGCGTAGACGGTACCGATGTAGAATGGATATTTAAGCGATCACTAGCGGAAACAGACAAGCCTTCCCGGCCTACTGCATCTGAAAATGTAGCTGATTATGTACCTGCTGGCTGGACTGATGATCCTACAGGTCCGGACATTAACAACCCGTTTGAATGGTCATGTAAGCGCGAAAAGAGAAACGGTCTATGGGGCGCATTCTCCGATGTATTCCTGTGGTCTAAATGGGGGAAAGATGGAAAGGAAACTGAGAGTGTATATGCTCAAACAAAAATACTGGCTACTCCGTCATACACATGGAGCGACGTTGACAATTATGTCCCGTCAGGCTGGACTCCCGGACCGCAAGGGGTAACATCCGAATATATATATGAATGGATCATGCAGCGGAAGAAAGTAAACGGCAGCTGGAGTTACTGGAGTGCGCCTGCCATATTCGCCAAATGGTCTAAAGACGGGACAGATGGAACGGACGGGACAGACGGACTCGATGGTTGGTCTATATTCCGCTGGTATAAAATATCAGCATCCCGCCCGTCAACACCTACATCGGCTCCGCCATCCGGATGGTCTGTTGACCCTCCAACCGGAGAAGGCATAGTATGGGCGACGGAATGCCATGGACGTATCAACGAAAACGGTAGCGTAACGTATAAGGATGATTTTATTACACCGGTACAAGTGACCGGTCCGAAAGGTGATGAAGGAACAAGGGGGCCTTTCATGACATTCAGGCGCAAATATGATCCGACAAAACAATATACAGGATCAACTACCCATGTGGATGCAGTTTATACGGAGGATTCATCCGGAAATAAAACGTATTGGGTGGCTAAACCTACAGCAGGTATTTTTTCCGCCAAAGTACCTAATACTTCATCCGCTTATTGGGAAGCATTTCAGGGACAGTTCGAGAGTATTGCTACAGGGTTAGCTTTAATCGAAGAGGCCAATATTGCCGGTTGGTGGTTCTCCGACTTGGTTATAGAGAGCCAAAACAGGAACTGTGTCATAGATGGTAATGCTGATGATCATCCACGCATAGCGTTAGGGGCCAATTATGCCAATAGAGATAATGCACCGACAAGAATGTATGAAGATGGCCGTGTTTATTTTGAGAATGGTACTTTCGGAGGAAAAGTTGTAAGTTCACTTAATGGTAACAGAGTTATTATTGACCCGGAAGATCAGTCTTTAAAGATGATAAATTCATATGACAAAGAGGTCTTTAGTGTGTCATTTCAAGATACTGCAGGGCAGCAATCATTTCCGGAAATTAACATGTACATGCATACAGCAGATGGTGATCTAATAAAACATATTCGGCTGAATGCAGGAGGATTTTATATAATGAGTGGAGCCGACGGGTCTAACACAGTATCGCTTACACCATCTTCTTTAACAGTACCAAATCTTCCATCCATTGATCCTAAAGTCAAAGGTATGCTTTGGAGAGATGGCACAACCTTAAAAGTTTCACTGGGATAATTATTAAATTATAAATAATATGGCAGGAACAAAAGATATCAAAGACTTTACAAAATACGCATCGTTATCAGATGACGATTACCTGTTAGGGACAAAAACGAGCCTAAATGGTACTGATGCATCTATAAAGGTAGGGGATCTGAAAAAACAGGTGGCCAGCGATGCAGCCCCAAGTATCAACGATAACGGGTATTGGGTTGTGAACGGAGTAAGTACGGGGAAAAAGGCGATCGGCGAGACCCCTGTATTGGAAAGTGGTACAACAACAACCGGAGATGCCGGTACGGAGGCATCGGCGGAAGTCATAGCCAGCGGTACGACAGAAGGAGGGCAACCCAGATACAAGATTAATCTGGTCATTCCACGAGGCTCAGACGGAAACCCTGGCGAAGACGGCAACGACGGAAAAACCGTACAATTACAGATCGGTGATGTAACCAAAGGCGATACGCCATCGGCTACTTTGACTCCAGGGGGGACTGATACGTCCGGTAATCCCATCTACAAATTAGACCTTGTTTTGCCGAAAGGTGATAAGGGAAATGACGGAACAGATGGTACTGACGGATCTGACGGGAAAACACCGAAGTTCGAAGCCGGTACGGTCACAACGCTTAATCCGGGCGAACAGGCTTCGGCAACGATAACATTTAAAGAAAATGACGCGGATGGGTCGCCCATATATACCATTTCCTTGTCCTTGCCCAAAGGCGATACAGGAGATGACGGTGTTGATGGTAAAACCCCTGTTTTTGAAATTGGGACAGTCGAAAAAGGAACAAACGCATCTGCTACTGTTACGGCAAACGGCACAGACATATCGGGCAATCCGAAATACAGTATCAACCTGGTGTTACCAAAAGGCGATACGGGTAATGATGGAAAAACACCTGTCTTTGAAACAGGCACAGTTACGACCGGTAATCCCGGAACAGCGGCATCAGCCACGGTGGAATTTGTAGGAACAACGGCAGAAGGTTATCCACTGTACAAAATCAATCTAACGGTTCCCCGCGGGCAACAAGGTTTGCCGGGTGAAGGATCGGGAAACGTATCAGCTTCCGGTGCCGGACTTATAATCGGTAGGAAGTACCTGTTTGTCCCTGATTCGGACGGGAGTACATCCGGATCATTTATCGAATATGTCCCCCAGGAGCAGGTACAACCGGATTGGAATGCGACAGATGGGAAGGGGGCTATACTGAATAAGCCGGCCATCCCGGCAAAGACCAGTGAATTGGCCAATGACAGCGGCTATACTACATCCACGGCTGTGGCTGAATTGTTAACAGGGTATGTGCAGAAGGTGGCAGGCAAAGGTTTGTCTACCGAAGACTTTACAACGGAACTGAAGAATAAACTGGCGGGACTGAACAATTATGATGATACGGATATACAAGCTGCCGTAACGTCATTGCAAAACCAACTCGATACGCTGTTGTCCGGCAATGCTTCTACTGCCATCGAAAGTTTCAATGAGATAATCGCGTTCCTTGCAAACGTAGAAGACAGTCAAACACTGGAGGGTATTATTGCCGGTATCAATACGACCATAGCCGATGTCCGGGCTTCCATCCCTACCAAATTATCGCAGTTGACAAACGATGATAACACGGTAAAGGATGCAAATTATGTACATACGGACAACAACTATACAACGGCAGAGAAAACCAAGTTGTCCAGTATTGCAGACAATGCTAATAATTATGTGCATCCTGTTACACCTGGCAATAAGCATATCCCTGCTGGCGGATCAGAGAACCAAATACTGAAATGGCTTGCCGACGGCACGGCTGTTTGGGCTGATGATGAAGGAGGAGGTTCTGCGGTAGAATTTTATAAAGTACCGATTACTGAGTCTGCTAAAGTATTATGGCGTGCCAGTGGAATACTAAGCGCGCTCTCTGATATTGAATCGTTTTTAGGCCCACTAGCCGATTTTATATCTGCCGCTGAAGCTGGTAAGTCTATCTATTTCGTAAGTAATGGTGGAAATGTAACTGTAAATGGTTTAGAAGTATCTGCAGACGGAAGTACGAAAAAAATTACATTCACGACTGAGTGGCCATGTTATAACGGAAATAACAGCGGCGTATTCAAACTGACCACATATTTATCGTATTTATCTGATAGTAACTGTAGTATGTACAACAGAGGTGTATTCAATGGGTTACGCAATCCTTCTTATGCCTCTGGTTCTTGGACGGCTTATATTACCGGTTGCCCAGGCATTATTACTACTCAAACTAACGATATACTAAAATTAACCAGATGGTTTTTTCTCCCGGAACATGGTTCTACAACAACTCTTATAGTATCAAATCTAGGGTCCACAGATATAACTATTACTCTGCAATTGGACGTAAGTGCTTCGGGAGATAGCAGTACACTTGTCGTAGTTGGAGACAACCCTGTAACTATACCTGCAGGTCAATCTGTAGAAATATCCATACTGTGGGCAAATTGGAAATATTACGTAAGATGTTCGGAACCATTTTAAACTTGAAGCTATGAGTACTATAAGGAGAAGATCATTGTTGTATGCATCAAATACCATAGAAGTATCGCAAATAATTACTATTAAAAAGTCTGGTACTTACACTGTACCAAGGGATACTATTCGTATAGATGTATTTATGGTTGGCGCAGGTGGTGGAGGTGGGCTACCTGTCGCCCCAACCAGTAATTATACCGCAGGCCATAAAGGAAAAGGCGGAAGCGCTGTTTATTATGAAAACATACCTTTTACTAAAGGTGAAGAGATAAGTGTTACAATAGGGCTAGCAGGGAAAGGTGCAACTACTGCAAATACTGCCGGTACTGATGGAGGTGATACATTGTTCGGTGATTACACTGTGGCTGGTGGAAAAGGTGGAGCAAAAGGCACTAACACATCAACATCGGCAGGCAATGACGGCTCTATGGCATGCCCGTTTGGAGCTATAGATTCAGAGTCTATTACAGATACCGCCTTATTCGGTGCTGACGGGGGTGATGGCAGCACCACTACTACCGCATTGGCAGGAGGGGCTACTGGAGGCGGAAAAGGTGCCAACCGTTCAACTAATGCAAGTTCAGCAACATTCTATGGTGCAGGCGGTGGGGGCGGAACCATATATAAATCGTGGGTAAGCACAACCATAAGAAAAACAGGGGATGGTCATGATGGTATTGTAATACTCCGGGTAACACGTAAATTAAAAGAAAGTGATATGCCATTAGTAGCAAAATTTGCAATAATAACAGATACAACTCAAACTACTTGGACTGTTCCTGCTAATGCTAAAAAAATAGATATATTTTTAGTAGGAGGAGGGGGATCAGGCGGTGTTAATAATAATCTTGTTGCAGAGGGAGCTGGACATTACACGGGGCCCGGGTATGTAGGAAATATTATTTATAAGGAAAACATACCGTTTAGTAAAGGTGAAGTTTTTACAACAAAAGTAGGTGAAGGAGGTAATAAAGTTTCCGGAACATACAAAGACGGAAATGCTGGGAAATCGACTATTTTTGGACTTTATACTGCAACAGGTGGATTAGGGGGAGAATATGGAGGTTTCGGCTATCCACCTGATGCAGAGGGGACTGTATGTCCTTTCGGTAAAGTCTCAGATGAGCTAACCGCAGACTTGAAATATGCTGCTTCAGGAGGATATTATAGGTACAATATTGCAGGTAGCAATGAAATTGATTATAGTTACGGTTACGAAGGGGGCGGTCGTTCAGCTGGTGACGATGCGACATTCTACGGATCAAGTGGAGCGGCAAGTGCAACAGCTGATAGTTCTAATACACTTACTAGTGGATCTGGTTATCAAGGTATAATAATTATACGATACTGGGTCCATGAATTTTAAAGTACTTTTTTCATGTGTAAAACAACCTGCCGGTCCCACCTGTGAAGGCCGGACCGGTTAAACTAAAAACAGCTT